AAAACCCTTGAAAAATCAAGGGTTTTAAAGAGCGCGAGACGGGGATCGAACCCGCAAAGCATTTCTAAAGGGAATGTCGAAAATACGGGAAATGCTGATAAATACTGTGGTTGCGGAAACATCCGGAATACGCTATGTGCGATAAAAATATACTATTTACATGCGTTTTACAACACGATGCAACATGAATGCACCATGAAATGCAACATGATCGGCTATGTTGCAATGTTATGTTCTTCCATAAATTTCACGAAATCTTTTTGACTTTTCTTACTATCCTTCCGATTGAAAAGAATAAGCCAGGCTCTGTATTTTTCCCAAGGCATATTCTTCATAATCGGATTCGCAATATTATCAAAATATCCATCGATCTTATCATCAACAGCGACACGTACTTCGGAAAAGGTCTGTGTGTATACTTTTTTCATAATCTTGTCAGACTTCCAACCGCCACGTTCCTGGGCATACTTGTCCGGAATGCGCAGGGCTGCCATAACGGATGCGTTCAGGTGCCGCAAGTCGTGGAATGTCATATGCTTAAACCGGTGCTCATCTTGGAACTTGATCCACCGATGATAGATCTGAGCTTCGGTGAGTGTGACAAGCCTGTCCCCGGGGACTTTATCAATCAGAGATTTGATATAGGGCGGGATCCGGTGCGTACGATTACGGTATTTGTTTTTAGCAATTTCCTTACGGTGATCTTTACCACCTACAACCACTACGACCTCTGCAATCCGAATTTGATCCCCGGAGATAGATTTTGACTTTGTCAGGCCACGAATCTCTGACATCGAGAAACTGAGCCATGCAGCCAGTAGGACTGGCAGCTCCAATTCGTGTCCTTTGATTGCGGGTAAAAGGGCCTCCGCCGGTATCAGATCAGGCACACGATCCGGGACTTCGGGTAGTTCGATGTTACGCAGGACATCATCCAGAGAGCTTGTATACTTACGGATTACAGATGCAATCAGGCTCCATTCGTTCTGCAGACGCTTGGGCGAGAGTGTTACTCCCTTTTTCCGGTTACACGGACGCTGAGATTCCATATCGACCGATTCCTGTAGGAGTTCCTTGTCCATGTCTTTGATACAAATCTGCATCAGATCCTGAAAACCGTTCCTCTGGATACAACGGTAGTCCTGAATGGTGGTAAGAGATCTATTTAGGACCAGCCGGGATTCAATGTATTTGTCAATTAATTCCGTGAGAGGGAGAAGAGTATAATCTACTTTCTTTTTCTTTGGCTGTTTCTCACGTTCTTCTTCTTTTTGTAGCATAAACTGCGCTGCTTCGAGCTCTACAGCTTTTTTTGTGGGGCCAGTAATAGTTTTGTACTTTCTTGTTGTCTTCTGTTCGCCATTGGGAAGCAGGACAGGACTGCCGTCTGCATTGTATACGGGCTCTTCATGGCTGTATGGTTTGATACACCATGTTCCGCTGGGAAGCTTGTAAGGTGTTGCCATAGTATCATCCTCCTAAAAATGGGCATAAAAATGCCCGGTGACTTGATTTTTGAGCCCCGGGATGATACTATTATTTTGTGTGTATAGTAGTATCCTTCGGGACTATTATCATCATCAGCTCTGGTGCGCCAACACTGGGGCTGATTTTTTATTATAAATTGTATAAGACAATCTTTATTCTAAGCCGACCTGTGCCTTACCGGTGACAACACCATTTTCAAAGCTTACATTCATATTTGCAATATGAGTCACAGAATACCAGTAGTAAATGCTCACTTTGTATTCGCCGGTACCTGCCTCAGACATCAAGGTACCTTCAGATCCAACGATATCTACAACTTCATCATAGGTCATGCCAATTTCAATCTGATTGAACTTATCCATAGTGGCATATCCATCGGTTATGTCAAAGGTACCTTCTTTGCTGGTAGAGGATGAAGCTTCGCTGGAAGCAGAAGAGGATGTTGCACTTTGATTATTGATAACCGAAGAAATCAAAACTGCCATAGCAATAGCAATGCCGATTATACTCAGAATGATTCCGGCAATAGCCATTCCTTTCTTCTTATTTTTGTTTGTCAGAGCAATGATAGATAAGATCAGGCCAATGGTTCCGAACAAACCGCCTAATACAAAGCATGATGTGACAACAGCAACAATGCCCAGTATCATTCCGGCAATACCTAATCCATTTTGTTTTTTCTCGGTGTTCATAAGAATTCTCCTTTTTGTAAATATAATGTGATTTTATATCAACTCAAGCACAGATAATCCTGGCTCAAAGTAGATAACATAATTATCAAATTTTATACATACGCCATATTTGTTGCGATAGCATTGAAGGGCCTCCAATAGGAACTCCTCAGTTACTCCAAGATGCTCCGCCATATCATATGCCGTTTGACAACCGGCCTTGTAGCAGGAAATAATCCCGTGCAATCCGATCAGTTTATTATATCCCCATAGACGTGCCCGGAGCTCTTGCTTTCTGTTGGCAGCAGATGATTGATCTATAATAATACCTTCTGTTGTATGGTAGTGCCCAAGCTCTTCTGACAGAACACAGGCTTTTTCGGCATCGGTATCTAAAGTATCGCTGACAGCAATATTCCCGTCACAGTATAACCCTTTTATTCTAGGACTGCGAAATTTGCGATCGTAAATAGTAACGCCTTCCGCATCTGGCGAGGAGGCAAGTCTTTCATAAGTAGTCAAATATATCACCCTTCTTCACAATAGCAAACCATAAGTCCTATTAAAAGGACTTTATTTCCTTTTGTTCTTGACAAATTCTGCAAATTGGCGGATCTCATCCATTTCATCATCTGAAAACTCTTCACCTTCAAAATGTGCGGCCAATGTGTTTGGAGAATTTTTATCCACATCATCATCAGCTAAATAATCGAGAGTACAGCCAAAATATTTGCATAGTTTTTTTAATGTAGATAGTTTGGCATTATCTGAGCCTTTTTTATAGAAACCATCTATTGTGGTATAAGGAACACCGGATTCTCTGGCCAAGTCCGCTATGTTCATATTTCTTTCATTCATAAGTATATCGAGTTTATCTGTAAGTCCCATATTTGCACCTCCGATGTGATTTCATAATACACCTTTTTATCTACAAAGTAAATAATAAATTACCCCACAAAGTAAAAAAGTTACTTTTTGGGGTTGACAATTACGATACAGGGTATATAATGGCAATATAAGTTACGACACAGGGTAACAGAAGGGAGTGATTTGTTTGTTTTATAACTTGAATGCAGAAATGGCGAGAAAAAAAATGACCATTAAAGCATTGGCAGAGAAAACTGGAATTGGATATGAAAGTCTAAAAAACAAAATGTCTGGTGTGACAGAGTTTAAAAGGAATGAAATGATTTTAATAAAATCAGAATTTCCTAATTGCTCACTGGATTATCTTTTCACAGCAGATCAGCCAGTAGGAAAGGAGGGATAAAGAATGGGGAAGGTAGATGAACTGATCGACGCATTGGCAGAACACATTAAAAAACGCATCGATGAATGTAACGACATGGAAAATGAGATTACCGAAAAGACAAGGGCTCTCGCAGAGTTGGTGTCTGCAAGAGCTTTAATGCAAAATTCTAGTCCTGTAGAAGCTTTAAAAGCTGCTTTCGCAGCGCAGGCTCATCAGCAGGTTGGAGAATACCAGTTTGTAACAACACTTCAGCCATCAACTGGACGGAAGCGTGGGTCGAATAGTGAACGGCATTAATTATCATTTTTGCATAACGAGAATCCTGATCAGAGCAGGATTCAACGCCTTGAAGAATGGCTTTTACCATATTATCGGAATTGTTCCTTAGATTTTCTTCAACAAGAGCATCTAAGGAAATGCGAGTCAAATCATCCATAGTGAATTCCTCCTTTGAAATTTTGTAATTGGTAATTGGACACTATCAATTATAGAAAAAGAGCATGGAGGATGCAACTATCATCTCAGATCTCAGCAATAGTAAAGGAAGGAGGAAGCTGAATGGAGAAAATTGACAGATTATATGCTCTTTTAGAGCGGGATGACGTGGATGAGGACACCAAGGCAGCGCTGCGGTGGGCAATATTCGAACTGGAGAGGAAGTGAAAAGGATGCCGAAATCCAATTTCTTGAAAACAGAATCTGTGAGAATGAAATATGAAGCTAGGGCGCAGGCAGGCATCAGGCGGTACATGTCACTGCGGCGGATCACGGACGATAAGATTGCGGTCAAACAGAATGTACAGACACGAACCATACAGAACCGCATAAAGGATCCGGGATCAATGCAGTTGAGAGACCTGTGGGATCTGGCAGAGATTTTGAACGCACCGGTCGGAGAGCTGGCAGGAGGGGATCTGCCTGAGGAAATGCTGGCAAAGCTGATACAGATGAAACTATAGCAATAATTATCCGTGCCCTGTACGTGGTGTATCTGACAGCACCACAAGTCCCCAATATTATCAGCGAGTGGTGTCCAGTGTGGTAACTGGGCATCACGTAGAGGGTGCGGACAAGCATTCATTCTTAGGAAGGAGGGAGAACGTGAGAAAGGTATTTAACCTGCCGAATCTGCTCGGAGCAGTGGCATTCATCGCAGTGTTTATTCTGCCGGCAGGATTCTTTGAAGCAGGAATGTACATATCCGCACTGACATGTGCCGGAGTTGGATATGCTTGCGCATATCTGTCTATGAAAGAAGATGGGCAAATAAAATAGGATTCCCCACCGACCAAAGTTTGGAATCCTACTAAACAACACGCAAATGCTATTTATGTGCCTATTATACGGCACGGAAAGGAAAATGTCAAATGAGCAATGATAAGGATCGGTTGGAAGAACTGGAGAAGTTGGAATGCTGTGTGGCAAATGTAATACACCACATTATTCTCGGTGATTTTACCGAAGATGATATTTTGTCGGAACTGAGTACCAAGGAAACACTGCGGAGAGCCTATTGCCTGTTGCAGAACGACGATAAGGCGCGGAAGTTAAAGTATCAGGAGGCAGAATATGTATCTGTATAAGTGTTATGCCTGTGGCGGTCTGTGTGATGCCGGGGAACTGGAGAATGGTGTCTGTTATGACTGTCGCCAGGAAGATCTCCGAAGGATGGAAGCACGGAGCTTGCAGAAGAGGAAGGAACTCAATCAGCTGCTCAAAGCAAAGTATGCGGAGCAGGTTGACGGGCAGATGGTGATGGTACATGGGTGATGTGATGGAACAGGAACTGGTGGAGCTTGGTCTCCACCGGGAGAACCTTTATAAGAGACAGCACGAAGCATATGAAATGGAGGAAAGAAATGATGGAGAGTTACGAAGTACAGGTACAGCAGCAGGCCGGAAAGATCACCTGTGATTTTGAAGCCGGAAAGGCTTATCTGAATGAAAGACTGGAAGAATACCGTAATGTGGTATTTACCGAAGATAGCAAGAAAGAAGCAAAGGCAACGGTGGCCAGTCTCCGGAAGGAAAAGAAAGCCTTTACGGATCGTGTGAAAGAGGTACGCGATGAATACATGAAGCCTCTGGAAGAGTTTGCGGCCAAGGCAAAGGAACTGGCGGACATGTACGATCAGCCTATCAATTTTATCAATGGACAGGTATCTGCATTTGAGCAGCGCCGCATTGAAGAGAAAAAAGAGCAGATCAAAGATTTATATCTGGAATGCCTGGGTGATATGCAGGCAGAGCTGCCGCTGAACAAGATCTATAACAGCAAGTGGGAGAATGCGACCACGAATCCGACGCAGATCCGCAGGGAGATGATGGAGCGCAAGGAAACTGTAAAACAGGGGCTGGATGCCATCCGACAGATGCACTCGGATGCAGAAGAGAAAGCCGTTGTCATGTTTTTGGAATCCTATGATTTGACAAAGTCTATTCTCTACATCAACCAGTATGAACAGCAGCAGAAAGAAATCCTTGCCAGAGAGCAGGAACGCATCCGTCGCGAAGAAGAGGAACGCATCCGCCGGGAGGAGCGTGCGAAACTGGAATCAGAACAGCGGGAGCGTGAGGCGCTGGCCAGAGCAGAAAGGGAGAAACAGGAGGCTCTTGCGGCGGCAGAAGCGGAAAAGCTGGCTGCGGTAGAACAGGCAAAGGAAGAGGCTGCGCAGGAAGTAATCGATAGCATGATCCCGCAGGATCTGGAAGGTTCGAGCAATCTGTATGAGTACCGCATGGCACTGACAGCGGAGGCAAAAGAGAAACTGGAGATGTATCTGACGAGCGTTGGTATTGATTGGGAGCTGATTTGATGGACGATAATCTGAAAATCTATAATGCGGTGAAGAAAGTGCCGGACGAAGCCAAGAGTGCCATCAACGGCGGCAGGTTGAAAGGAAAAACAGAAATCAATCCGCTGTGGCGGATCAAGGTACTCACGGAGCAGTTCGGCCCCTGTGGAATTGGATGGTATTACGAGGTTACTAAACAGTGGCTGGAGCCGTCCGGTACGGAGGTGGCTGCCTTTGTGAATATCCTGCTTTACATAAAAGTCGGGGATGAATGGTCAAAGCCCATCCACGGTGTGGGCGGAGCAATGTTTGTCAAGCAGCAGAAAGATGGTACTGCTTATGTTGAGGATGAGTGTTATAAGATGGCTACCACCGATGCAATCTCGGTTGCATGCAAGCAGTTGGGAATCGGTGCTGACGTGTACTGGGATGCTGATAAGACCAAATATACAGATCCTACGCAACAGCCGGATGGTAAGACGGAGGCGGACAAAAAAAGACTGGCTCCGGTAGAAGCAGAACTGAAAAGGATAGGCTATTCGGCTGTTTCTATTTGCAAGACATACAAAGTCTCAAACGTCTATGAACTGTCAGATCTGCAGATCAAAGACTTTTTGCAGAAGGCTAAGAACATGCCCAATAAGGAGGCTCCCTGATGGAATTTACCGGGAAAGTGGCTGGAATCACAATGGATTTTGCTACGGGAAAATATAATATTGCATTCCAGGCTGACTCTATCGACGAAGTGTCCCGCCAGTATGACAGCATTAAAGATTTGGACAAGCTTGTGATTACCGCAAAAAAGTGGCGCAAGAAGAGGTCACTGGATGCAAATGCGTATGCCTGGGTGCTCATGAGCAAGATTGCGGATGCACAAGAGTTTCCTACGACCAAGGAAGAAATCTATGAAAAGATGCTGAAAGATTATGGTGTACTGGAAGAGGCGGACGGTGTGCCCATCACTGTTACGGTAAAGGCTTGTGTAGATATGAGCCGGATAACCGGCCATTGGATGCCAATCAGGAGCAACGGCACGTTTAATGCTTATGCAATGATTAAGGGATCCAGTGAGTATGACACAAAGGAAATGAGTCATTTTATTGACGGAATCGTGGCAGAAGCCAAAGAACTGGGAATTGAGACGCTTCCTCCAGATGAATTAGAAAGCATGATGAAAGCGTGGAAACCATGAAGAAATGTTGGAGCGTGCTTACGGATGATATGCACCATTGTTATATAACACATCTGAATGTGGTGCATATCCATCACGTATTTAACGGCAGCCGTAAGGCCGCCAGTGAGGAAAGAGGATTCCTGGTGCCGCTGCACCCCACACTGCATACGTGGGGGCAGGACAGTGTCCATATGAAACCGAATCAGGGACTTGATCTGCGATTGAAACAGAAATGTCAGCGGTACTACGAGGAACATTACGGCTCCCGTGAGGAGTTTATAAAAGAGTTTGGAAGGTCTTACCTATAAGGTTGAAACACCTGCTCTGCGGGGCGAAAGAAACCGTTCATGTGGTGGTGTCTCACAAACAGCCATTATTAGTGTCAGGGCGGACGGCAATCCGCCCGGGAGGTGGTCAATATACTGATTGAAAATTATATCCCGTTTGGCTATGCGAACCGGATATCACGGCAGAAGCTGGTGGCAGATACAAATATGAGTGACCGCAAGATCCGCAAGGAGCTGGAAGAGGCTCTGCTGCAGCGGGATACACTTATCATCAATATAGATAATGGATACTTCCGGCCGGACGGCAGTCTGGCGGACAGGCAGAAAGTCAAGGCATATCTGTTCAGGGAGCAGGCAAGGACCAGTAGCTGTAGCAAGCGTTGTAAAGCTATACGGCGGTGTCTGGCACCGAAAGCAGATAATACCGGTCAGATGTCGTTGAAAGATTTCGGAATAGGGTAGGTGGTGGAATGAATTACATAACAGCTATCAATTCTTTCTGGTATTCGGCCACGATGAATCCGTTGTCTACAGGGCAGATTGCTTTATGGTTCGCTTTGATGCACATAAACAATGGATGCAACTGGACAGAGTGGTTCCAAGCGCCGAATCAGGTGCTTTCCGTACTGACGGGAATGAGCAGGTCAGGAATACTGAAAGCGAGAAATGAATTGAAGCAGAGAGGGCTGATAGACTTTCGGGAGAGAGGTACTAAAACGACCTTGTACACCATCACTATAGTAAATAGTAAGCAAGTTAGTGTGCAAGATAGTAAGCAAAACAGTGAGCAAGTTGGTACGCAAGATGGTGTGCAAGATAGTATGCAAGATATATATATAAAAGATATAGAGAAAGATAAAAGAAAAAATAATCCCCCTATATCCCCCACGGCACACGTTGATCGCTTCCTGGCAGCCTATCCACTCCCAGACATCCAGATATACGCATATCAGACTGAGATTGCATTGGTCAGCACGTTAATGACGGACAATGCCTCGGAACAGGATCTGATCACTGCGGTGGAGAACTATGCTGACAGTCTCCGTAGAACTGGGAAAATCAAGGAACAGCAGTTCATCAAACATCCGCAGAACTTTCTGCGTGATAAGACCTACCTGCAATATCTTCCTGGTGTGTATCGTCCTCCAGAGCCTCGAAAAGGAAAGGGAAACCAAGGGATGATGACACGGGATTATGATTTCAGCGCATTGGAACAGGAGATTTTGTCGAACTGAGAGGAAGTGACACAATGAAAACATATATGATCGTGACCAATGATGAATATGAGTTGCCTGTAGGACATGACATAGTCGGGGCCAAGGCTGCCGCGGAGTACCTTGGGATGACCGTGCAGAATTTTCGGCGATGCCTGTCATCCGGGCGGTGGTCTAAGTATCGACGGTATAAAGCCGCAGTTGATGAAGCTGGAACCGAAGAGATGCAGGAGCGGAGAAAGGAAGAAAGGCGAAAAGAGTACCGGCGGCGCGCACGGGTGCAGACCATGACAGTAGATCGGCGCCAGTACTACCGGATGTACGACCGGACGAAAAGAAAGAGGGCGAACGGGTGAATCACGGCGGGACACAGAACTTTACGGACATAAAGCTGGACCGGATGCAGCAGCACCCCAGCGTACAGGCAATCCGCATCGGCAGGACAAAGCCGTATGAGTGCAGTTACCCTGTGATGGCGGAGAGACCGAGGATTCCGGAAAGGAGCAAGGATGGAGAGACTGACAGAAAGAAATCCGTCATGGATTGATGATGAAATGTGGGAAAGGGCATGCGAACCGGATTGTGAGGCAATAGATGCAGTTTATCGAAAACTCAAAGCCTATGAGGATGCCGAGGAACAGGAATTGTTACTGCGGTTGCCTTGCAAGGTGGGAGATACAGTTTATGTAGTCACTTCTCCATTTAATGTGTTTGATGATATTGAATATGATGAGAACATGAAAGACGAAGTCTATGAAGCTTATGTTTCTAGTGTATCATTTTATGAAAGCGGAGAACAATATAGAATTTACGCTAAGGTAACAAATCATTTTATAGGAGTATATTTTAGAGAATGTGATTTTGGCAAAATAGTATTCTTAACAAAAAACGAAGCCGAAGCCAAGCTGGCAGAAATGGAAGGTGCGGAATGAAGAGAGAAGAAGCTATCAAGGATTTGGACATTATCAGGTTTAATCCTCATTGGGATGAACTTGTAAATGAAGAATATCGAAAAGAACTTATGGAAATGGCAATCACTGCCTTGCAGAATCAGCCAGTGTGGATTCCAGTAAGTGAGAGACTGCCGGAAGAATCTCTTAATAGTGTAATAGGATGGGATACATATCGAAACCGTTGTTGCTTTGTACAATATTTGGGAGGACGGTTTGTCCTCGGTGATGATAATGATAGCGTAAATGTCACAGCCTGGATGCCACTGCCGGAACCGTACCGGGAAAGCGAGCCACATAAGCAGACCAACGCAGACCGGATCAGGAGCATGACGGACGAGGAGCTAGCAGATTTTTTAGTAACAGTAGAAACATACGGTTATCACGACCAGAGTATATCGGGAACCTACGAGATGAATGAATGGCTTTTAATGGAAAGTGAGGAAGAAGATGGCAAAGTGTAAGAATTGCAAACATCTGCATACCATGTACGACCGTAGAGATTTGATGATCGGGAACCGCTAGAGGAGTAGATCATGACGGAGAATGAAGCAATTGAAGGACTTGAGACTTCTATTGATTTAGCCAAAATGTGTACACAGAATTACGAGAGAAAAAGAGAAATTCAAGGTTACAAGATGGCAATCAAGGCACTGGAAGAGGTGCAGCAGTACCGCCAGATTGGCACGTTGGAGGAATGCCGTGCAGCAGTGGAGAATCAGACAGCAAAGAAACCGGATTACGAGGGAGACGGATACTCAGATGGACAGCTTGTATATGATACATGGATTTGCCCTTCCTGCGGTCAGCATTACGAGGTTGACTATGACAGATATGATTATTGCCCTAATTGTGGGCAGCACATTGATAGGAGCGATGAATAATGAGTGAAGAACTGAAACAATGCCCGTTCTGCGGCGGGGAAGCAAAAATTAAAGCAGTTACAAAATCTTACAGTTTTACCATTTGGTGCGCATGTAAATGCGGTGCAAGGACAGAGGGATTTTGCCCGGACACAAACAAAGAGGATGACACTATGGAGAATATCGAGGAATGTAAGAAAAGAGCCATAGAAGCATGGAACAGGAGGGCGAACGATGAAAATACTAATTGATATTCCAAAGGCATTTGAAGTGGACTATAACACAGACCGATTTGCAGAGTTCTTCCAGCGTTGTCTTGCGGATATGAATACCTGCTGTGGTAACTATGAGCAGGAGACCGCAGAGATGATGGAAAAAGCATTTGAAAAGAGCAGACTTTACGACCCGGACAAAGTTGTAAAACAGTTGGAAGAACGTACAGCATTCCTGAAAGATTGTGTGAAGTATGGCAATGAGAAAGCAGAGCAGCAGGTAAAATCCTACGACACTATGATGATGTACGAGGTCAAGGATTTGGTAGATGATTTGTTGGAGATCGTAAAGGCAGGTGGAGCGGATGCGTGATTGTAGAAATTGCAAACATTTCATGGCAGAAAAGGTAAACATGAATCAGTATAAAGCTTTTAAAAGTGCATTACTTACCAAATGTGTAAAAAAGCAAATTCAGCTTCTTCCTTTTGAACATAAAAAGAATGCAAAATACTGTGAATATTTTGAAGAAAGAGGTGGAGCAGATGCAGAACATTGATTACACCGCCCTGTACGAGCAGAATGCGGACTTTAAGCGTTACGTTGACCGCTACTGCACCAAGCATCGTATCAGCGTTGCAGAAGCCTTACAGCACTATCTGGTGCAGATGGCTGGCAGGATGTACAAGGAGCAGGCAGAAACGATTGTAAGAAAGGAATAATGAATGCCCGGTAAACCGGGTTGGTGCGCAGTGAATAGGGGTGGCGTACCGAAAAATTACAACACCGTGGCTATAAGGCTTACTAATAAGCGTATGCAGAGCAAACGAATGGTGATCCACGATACAGCATTTGTAGCGTGGTGTTATGACGGAAAAGCTAAAGGTGTGTTGGATCAGCGCAGGAGTATCATCCTTTATGGCAGGATACCTTGCAGGTGATGTTGATAAGTGGATTTACATTGACATTGCCGATCAACATGAGGATAGCATGAGATTTATCAGAGATTGCGAGCAGGCAATCGGAAAAGAAATTGAGGTACTTAGATCTACGGAATATGGATGTGTGGAAGATTGTGTCCGAGCGTTCGGAGGATTCCGCAGCGCAGGCAACGGATTTGCCCCATGTACGAACTGGCTGAAAAAGCGTGTCCGTAAGCAATGGGAGCAGGAACATAAGCAATATGACCTGACCTATGTGTGGGGATTTGACCTGGAAGAGCGCAACCGGGCAGAGCGGACAGTAGAAAGCAATCCGCAAGCGGAGCATGAGTTCCCACTGATCGACAGGAATCTGTCAAAGGAAGAGGTTCACGGACTGTTCGAGCGGACGTTCGATTTCCCCCGACCGAAGATGTATGACATGGGATATCCGAACAATAACTGCATCGGATGTGTCAAGGGCGGTATGGGGTATTGGAACAGGATCCGCAAGGACTTCCCAGAAGTGTTTGAGAGACGGGCACAGTTGGAACGACTGGTTGGATATTCCATCTTGAAGGAGAGTGACGGGACGCCGTTATATCTCGATGAACTGGATCCCAACCGTGGAGACATGAACACAGAAATATTCCCGGATTGTGGAATCATGTGCTATTTAGCACAAAAATAATAGGAGGATAACAAAATGAATAACAATGTATGTTGCGAAGAAAAAGTTAAAAAACCGATGTGTGTTGCTGACTATGAGCATGAGACCAGAAATAATTTGCTTGAGACTAGAGCAGTATTATCAGCTATTTATTGCACCATTACATCCGAAAACAATAGTGGCAGTGATGTAGGGGAACCGAATTGCCTCACGGATGAAGTAATTGCAAACAAGGAACTGGCATATCAAATTTGTACCATTGCTAAAGACATCAACAGAGTACTGTTTAATTCATAACACAGAGAAAGGAGCCGAGACTCTGGCCAGAGTGAAGCATATGCGGTCTCCTTGAAAAAATGACTTACAGAGAGTTTTTAGAATCAAAAATAGAACTGGCGCAGGATAGCGGATTTGTTGTGGATCCTGCGTCAATCAATAAAGCATTGAAACCACACCAGCGGGACGCTGTGATGTGGGCACTGAAAGGCGGTAGACGGGCACTTTTTGAATCTTTCGGTCTGGGTAAGACCATACAGGAAATTGAATTCTGCCATCAGGCAGCAGATCACTGTGGCGGTAGAGCACTGATCGTGCTGCCACTGGGAGTAAAGCAGGAGTTCACACGGGATGCTGTGGAAATCCTTGGCTATGAGAAGCCAGAGTACTGCCGGACGATGGAAGAAGTTGAGCAGAGTATCAGTCAGATTGTGCTGACCAATTATGAACGTGTCCGGGATGGAGACATCCGGCCGGAATACTTCGCAGCAACGTCACTTGATGAAGCCAGTGTTTTACGGAGCTTTGGCAGCAAGACCTATCAGACGTTTTTGGATAAATTCAAAAATGTTCCGTATAAGCTGGTAGCCACGGCCACACCGTCACCGAACAAATACAAGGAACTGATTCACTATGCTGGATATCTGGAGGTGATGGACACTGGGCAGGCTCTTACAAGATTCTTCCAGCGTGACAGCACCAAGGCGAATAACCTGACACTTTACCCGAACATGGAAGATGAGTTCTGGATGTGGGTAAGCAGCTGGGCATTGTTTATTACAAAACCTTCTGATCTCAATCCGGAGTATTCCGATGAAGGCTACGATCTGCCGGAACTGGATGTGCGGTGGCATGAACTGCCGGTGCATTATGGGGATACGGCGGACAGAGATGGTCAGATGCAGTTATTCCAGGAAGCGGCGGAAGGATTGAAAGAAGCGGCTACCGTAAAACGGGAGAGCATCGGAGCGAGAGTGGCAAAGATGCAGGAGATCGTAAACGGATCCCCGGAAGAGCATTTTCTCCTGTGGCATGATCTCGAAAGTGAAAGAACAGCGATCCTCAAAGCAATTCCCGGTGTTGTGGATATCTACGGCGCTATGGATTACGACCTGCGGGAGCAGAGGGTCATTGATTTCTCAAATGGAAAAAACCGGCTGTTTGCCACAAAGAAATCCTTATCTGGATCCGGATGTAACTTCCAGAGATATTGCCACCGGGAGATATTTCTGGGCATTGATTATGAATTTAATGATTTCATTCAGGCCATTCACCGGTGTTACAGATTCTTGCAGACGGAATCGGTAGTGATCGATATCATCTACATGGAGAATGAACGGCAGATCCGGGAAGCACTGGAAGAAAAATGGAAGAATCACAATCACATGGTTGCAAAGATGATAGAGATCGTAAAAAAGTATGGTCTGAACTCTGCAAACAAGGCAGAGCGGTTGGAAAGGAAGATGGGTGTGGAAGGAAGCAGAGAAGAAAGAACGGTAAGGGGAAAACATTATGAAGCGGTGTATGGTGACTGCGTGGAAGAGACCAGAGCAATGGAAAGCAACAGCATTGATCTGATACATACATCAATCCCCTTCGGTAACCATTATGAGTACAGCGCCAATTATAACGACTTCGGACATAATCAGGATACAGATCGATTCTTTGAACAGATGGATTTCCTGACGCCGGAGTTGCTCCGGGTGCTCCGCCCCGGCAGAGTGGCTGCCATTCACGTAAAGGACCGCGTACTGTTCGGAAATGCCACAGGTACCGGAATGCCTACGATAGAGCCTTTCCATGCACAGTGCATCAGCCATTATATGAAGCATGACTTCCAGTATTTTGGCATGATTACCGTTGTAACGGATGTGGTCCGTGAGAACAATCAGACATACCGCCTTGGATGGACAGAGCAGTGCAAGGACGGATCCAAGATGGGAGTAGGATGCCCGGAATACATCCTGCTTTTCCGAAAGCTGCCGACGGACAGATCTACGGCGTATGCGGATGATCCGGTCAAAAAATCGAAAGAGGATTACACCCGCGCTCAGTGGCAGATCGATGCACATGGTTACTGGAGATCATCCGGAGACAGACTAGTCAGCAAGGAAGAACTGGAGAGCATATCAGTGGATAACCTGCAGGCGGTGTACCGGGAATTTAGCCGGGAGCATGTCTACAGCTACGAGGAACACGTAGAGCTGGCTAAGAAGCTGGATGAAAATGGAAAACTCCCGGCCACCTTCATGGTGGTCGCTCCGGGATCCTGGAATCAGATGGAAGTGTGGGATGATATCAACCGGATGCGTACCCTTAACACAACACAGAGCCGCAGGCGGGCACAGATGCACGTATGTCCATTGCAACTGGATATCGTGGAGCGGATCATCAACAGATACAGTAATGAGGGCGATACGGTCTATGATCCGTTTGGTGGCCTGATGACAGTACCAATGACAGCGGTGAAGATGCACCGGTACGGCAAAGGCTGTGAGCTGAATCCGGATTACTTCCGGGATGGTTTGGGGTACCTGCAGGCGGCGGAGAATGAAGTGGACGAGCCTACACTATTTGATTTTATGCCGGAGGTGATGGCATGAAAGAATCATGGAAAGATATACCTGGATATGATGGAAAATATCAGGCTGATATGGAAGGGAATATTCGTAGGGTATATCAATCAGGGAAGACAAGGCTCATGACTCCGTATCACAAGAAAATGTCAGGAAGCCAGCGCTTGGTGGTAAAAATGACACGGGACAAGAAAGCAAAGGAAGAGATTCTGGTACAGATAATGGCAAAGACATTTCTGGGGAATCCTCTTCCTGGGCATGTCCCATACCATAAGAACGGTTGTCAGGAGGATAATTACATACAGAACATTGCATATATCAGCCGGAGAGATCTTGGAAACCTTACCGGGAGAAATGCCAAAAGACAACCTGTTGCCAAGATGGATGCGTCCGGGGAAATCGTAGAAGTATATTCATCCGCAAGGGAATGTGCCAGAAAAAATTATATGAGTTATCAGACGATCATAGACAGATGCAATGGAAAATGTAAGAGCGCGTATGCCCCAGATGGCTATGCATATGCCTGGGATGACAAGGAAGTGAGCATGAGAAACGCTATAAGAAAAATAGAGCGTGAAAATGGGTATATGCCAAAGGCAAGAAATGTGGATTTTGAGTTTTAGGAGGATATATGGGAAAGAGACATTTAACACCGGCAGAGATCAAGGAGCAGTGCAAGCGGATCGCCAGGGAAAGCCGTATGGCGGACCGGACACCCTGGACCGCTATGGGAATCATCTGCAGCTACGTGATCATGCGCCGGGAGGGATTCAAGGGGCAGAGAATCAGCAGGCTGGCAAATAAGGTAAATGAAATGGAAGCGGACTGGTCCGCGGGCAAGATCGACCTGAAGGAGATTAGCCAGCGCCTGATGGATAAGGCTGGATGGTCCATTGAGTATAAAGCCTATACCGAGGATGACATCACCGCCCGGAAGGGATCCTATCAGTATTGGTTGGATCAGAAACAGATTGCACCGCAGAATACCATCAATGAGCAGGCCACAAGGTATATGCTGTTTTTCTTTAGCTCTTTGATGGACGAGTATGGGTTTGGCAAAGACCGGCTGACCAGAGTCGAAGAGTACATGAATGAGCTGCTGCTGTCATATCAGCAGGACAAGACTACTGTCCGGGAATGGTCCCATGCGTTACTCACGGAAGCAGGAGTAATCATGGAACCGCCGGTGGATCCGCTGACACAGACCGCAGGCAGCATAATGACAGGCTGATTTGAAATCCTTGGGAGAAAGTAAAATCAGGAACTAAAAAGTGAAATTCATATTTGAGTTGTTGCTTGGGAACTCAAAATCGAACTAGTAAATTTTCTTTACTAGTTGGGCAAATGAACTACCGAGGAAAATTCGGTAGTTGGGAAATTAAAGAAAGAGAGGATATGCTATGAGCAATAATGACAACATAACAGAAGCAGTGCACGGACTTGACATATTTACGAAAAACTGGTGCATGAATTGCGCGGATACGGATAAAACGAACGATCTTGTATTTCGGTGCAAGGAATGCGAATTTTCTGCGCAAAAAGGAATTTGCAAGATAAAGAAATTTGCAAGTGAACATAAGAGCGATTACAACATGGATGATTTTGGATCAATGGGAAGCCATTAGAGAGGAGAAATGAAGTGAATAACCCTGATGAATTAACAATCCATGTAATGCACGGATATGATACGATCGAATCTCCTACTGGTGAGAAGTGCTTCGGCTGCTATGTGCAAGGTCAGAATGAGTTCTATATTGCGGACGGGATACCGAGAGATCAATTCTTCTTCACCCTGGCACATGAGTATGCACACTTTTTGCAGGATGCCGAGGGTAGAGAATTTGACGAAGAGGAAGCGGATGCGTTTGCAAATAGCGTGATTAGAACTGATGTAAATTAGAATTTAACGGAGGAAGTGAAGATGGCTATATTAAATTATACCACTACGGTGGATAGCTTAAAGACGGTGTCAGAAATTGAATATATCTTGGTGAAGCACAATGCCAAAAGCATCATGAAAAATTATGATGGTGAGAGTATTATGGGGTTGTCCTTTTTAATCGATACTGGCGTCCAGCAGATTCCGGTAAGACTGCCGGTGAGAGTAGATGAATGTCTGGAAGTGCTGAAGAAAGAAAAGAAAAACAGCCCTCGCAGCAACATTAAAGCAACCAGGGAACAGGCTGAGCGTGTGGCGTGGAGGATCCTGAAGGACTGGGTAGAAGCGCAGATGGCGCTGCTGGATATTCAGATGGTGCGATTTGAAGAAATATTTCTGCCGTACATAGAAACCGGAAATGGACAGACCATTTATGAGAGACTGGAAGAAAAACAGTTCCTTCTTGAAGCGGTAAACTGAAATATTAAGATTTATGGAGGCATTTGTATGAGAAAAATACATGAATGTGCAGAAGATATAAAAAATATTTTAAATGATGCAGAACGAACCGAAGAGGTTGACGGAGATATGTTATGTAGTATTAATGAGTTGGTGGATGAAATTTTATCAATATATTGTTTAGAAAAACAACAAAGAAAAATGGCTATAGCTGAAGAAAATGAGATTCTTTCAGAAGAGGCTAAAAAAGCAGGATGGAAGTCTGGTGTTATGAACATCTAAACTGAAAGTTAGTGAAGGAGAGCGGAAATGTGTGATTTTTGCGAGAAGTATGCAAATGTAAGCGGCAAACATGGAACTATTAGGCTGGGAGCAGAGAATTATATGCTCTTTGCCAATAGTGAAAACGAGCCGATGGGAGCAATAAAAATAAAAATCTGCCCGCTGTGCGGCAGAGAATTGACGGACAAAAAGTAAAGGAGAAGATAATGGGAGGAATCATAGGAATACTTTTATTGACATCTGCAGCTTTCTTTGCTGGTAGGGCTTCTGAACAGGCAAAGTTATGCGGATTAATGTCAGAATTTTTCTCAGATGAAAGAGTCAAGATTGATTTAACTAAGCATTCAAAAGATTTTTACGATGGCATCATTTATCTGGGTGATTATATTTACAAGCGAGTGAAATTAAATCCTTGATAAAACAAAATGTCCTGCACCGGGACGAATCCACGAACACAGAACATTTGTTCTCTTCAAACAAATAATACCATTGCTGCAAGTATTTGTCAATGGTCTGTTACATAAAAACAGCGGTACACCCACCGACCAAAGTAAGTTGTACCGCTCTCACGTCTGGGAGTATTATACCATACTGGTGATCCCCAGGCAAGGAATTTGTGGAGGGTTACGGATATGATGGACAAAAAAGAAGAACTGAAGAACAATATCATGCTGAAAATGCGCTACCATCTAGATAGTCAGGAGCTGGATTTGCTCGGTGTAGTCCTCACCGATGAACTGACTAAGGTAGAGGTGGATGCGCCGGAGACAGAGCTTGCTACCGTGGATAATACTAATGAGTATATTATGGATCTCTTTATGCTCAAAAAGGCGCCAAAGCTGTCAGGCAAGACTGTCAGGCAGTATACGGATGCGGTACGTCGGCTTACAGATTACTGTCAAAAGCCGCTTACCCGGATCACCAGTATGGATGTGGAGAGTTGGCTTAATAGCATTAAAAGCTGCAACAGCAATACCTCCCTGAATAATCAGCGGCGGCACCTCAGCGCATTTTTTACATGGATGCGTAAAAGTAAGATCGTGATGGAGAATCCCGTGGAAAGCGTTGAAATCTACCCGGAGGTTCAGAAGCCAGTAGATCACATGGAAGCGCAGGAGTATGAGGAACTTAAAACCGGATGTACCCGCAAGCGCGATCGTGCCATGATGGAACTGTTGCGGAGTACCGCTATCAGAGTAGGCGAAATGGAACGACTCAACGTGAATGACATTGATTGGCGCACCGGATCAGTGTCAGTGTATGGACAAAAGACCCGCACCTATCGGACCGTATACCTTGATGACATTGCGCTTAAGTACCTTGGGGAGTATATCCAGGAGCGTGGATGTGGTATTAACAGTCGGGATCCTTTGTTTGTGTCCGATAGGTGTGCTCACGGGAAGTATAGCCGCCTGTCGGATGCCGGGATCCGTAGTGCACTCAAGAGCATCGCAAGCAGAGCGGAAGTTGAACGCCGTGTATATCCCCACCTCTTTAGAAAGACCACGGCCACCAATATCTGTAAGCGTGGCGGTACCGTATGGGATGCCGGACATTATTTGGGACACAAGGACCGGAGCACAGCAGGACAGCATTATGTAGCAGAGGATCAGGAGTGTATGAGATCTATTTTTAGGTTGAGAGTAGCTACAGTATAAGAAAAAATAATTCAAAATATCAAATAAAATTTTCTTTTTTTAAAATTTGTGATATTATGTATATACAGTAAAGGGGGATGATATAATGGATAATAAAGATGCAACGTTAATGGAAATACCAGTGAATGATCAAATAATTAAGAATTATCAGGCTTTGTACTATGCAATGAATGCGAAACCTGATTGCAAGTCAAAAATATTTTCAAAAACAGCAATTATTCATTTATCAGATTTAAAGGTATTAAACAATAGAATTGTAGATAAATTTAAAAACCACTATGATGATGCTGGTTTTAGGATCAATATAAATATTAATCTAAAAAATCATGAATGTTTAGAATTTGATAGTTGGGCAACTTTTGATGAGTATGACTTTAGTTTTTCAGAAGCCATAAATAGTATATTGATTGTATGGGAATATAATGCAAAATTGCCTGGATATCCGTTGCCACAAAAACATACATTAACGGTAATGATTGCCGATGAAATTAGGGCAGAAGAAATGCTTAATCTCGTAATAAGCGGAAAATTAGAAGAGGTCGATAAAATAGATGAAGCAATCAGTCCGATAGTTGCAAGAGTTGACTTTATCAATTCAACCTTAGGAGATGAATTAATTGCAATAGTTGAGAAGTGGCAAGAGACCTTACTAGAACCGGAAAATGAACAGCATAGTTTATACAAATATTTGAAAAAATGTAAAAGATTAATTGCATATTTTATAAATTATGGAACAACGTTAGTAGCAATATGGGTAACAGTTCAAGTCATATATCATTTTTTGGTACAAACAGGAGTAGAGTCATTTGCAAATTTTTCAATTCCACAATTTGGAATGTTTATGAAATGGATTGTTTATGGAAGTGTTATTTGCGTGCTAATATATAAAATTTCACAAGTTGTAGGAAATATGGTGTTTTCTAATTTAAGAACTGAGGGAGAAATACACATATTTGATGTTACACCTGGAGACAAAAACCTTAATCAAAAAATAGCAAAGCAGCAAAGGTCTAATAGAGCAAAGGTGGTTATTAACATTATTGGAACATTTGCATTCAATATTATATGTAGCTTAGTTGCTAACTATATATCTTAAATAAATGTGCGGTTGGAAAGTGGGGATAATATGAAGAGAATGCTTAATTTAATTAAAAAATTAGTATTAACAATTGAGTTTTTGCTAACGTATGATAATGACGTTATGAGTTACAAGAAAAAAGAGAATTTTACAATAAAAAAAATGTATTAAGTAAACAGAGCCATAGAGCCGATACGTGGAGAAATCCATGTGCTGGCTCTTTTTATTTTGTCAGAAAGGAGGTAGTCAGTGGCAGCAAAGAAAAATCCATTAAGTGATAAAGCATACGAACTATATAAGCAAGGAATGAAACTGGTAGACATTGCGGCTGAACTGGAGGTACCTCCGGGAACGGTACGGCGGTGGAAGAGTACGCACGGATGGGATGGCGAACGTTCGGAATGTGACACGAGCAAGAAAAGCGAGCGTTCGGGTAAGAAGAGAACGGAAAAAAAGCCAACTATTGATGATGGAACGAGGGAGACATTACAGAATGAAGATCTGACGGCAGAGCAGCAGATGTTCTGTATTTATTACAGCCGGACATTCAATGCGGCACAGAGCTACCAGAAGGCATATGGATGCACTTACGAATCTGCACTCTGCGCAGGGCCTCGATTGTTAGGAAATGTTAGGGTGAGAACAGAAATAGAACGTTTGAAAGAACTGAAGCGCCAGCAGATCGTCACCAGCACCGAGGACGTGGTGGAGCTTCAGATGCGTATCGCGTTTGCGGACATTGGCAATTATATGTCGTTCGGGCGTGAGAATGTGCAGGTCATGGGAGCGTTCGGCCCGGTCAAGGATCCCGACACCAAGCAGTACCTTACTAAAGAGGTGAATGCGGTCAGACTGGCTGATTCCAATAATGTGGATACGCAGATCATTCAAGAGGTGAAGCAGGGAAAGGACGGGGTATCTATAAAACTGGCGGACAAGCAGAAGGCGTTTGACTGGCTGACCAAGTACTTCCTGATGCACCCGGAGAGCAAGTACCGGGTGGAGTACGAGAGGCGGAGAGCCGAGAAAGAGGGCGGAGAATCTTCGGAGCACGAGGATGATGGCTTTATGGATGCACTGCAGGGTGATGTAGCGGCAACCTTCAAGGAGGATGATGCAGTTGAAACGTAAGGCACTGTTCAAATTCACACCATTCAGCCATAAACAGAAAGTCGTTCTGGAGTGGTGGATGCTGGAGAGTCCGTATGCTGATAAAGATGGCATTATCTGTGATGGTTCAATTCGTTCCGGCAAGACCACAGTTATGTCCCTGTCGTTCATCCTGTGGGCGATGGAAACATTTGACGGGCAGAACCTTGCACTTTGTGGTAAGACAATACAGTCACTCCGTCGTAATGTGATCGGACAGTTAAAGCGTATGCTCCTGTCCCGTGGGTATCAGGTTGAGGAGCACCGTTCGGAGAATTATATGGTTGTCCGGAAGGGGGATAAGGAGAATACCTTTTACCTGTTTGGCGGAAAGGATGAGGGATCGCAGGATCTGATCCAAGGTATCACACTGGCCGGAGTATTCTTCGATGAGGTAGCCCTGATGCCGGAGTCGTTTGTCAACCAGGCAACAGGCCGATGCTCTGTGGAAGGTTCTAAATATTGGTTCAACTGCAACCCGGAAGGTCCCGATCATTACATAAAACTGGAATGGATCGACAAGATCACTGAAAAGAATCTAATCCGGGTACATTTCACGATGCGGGACAACCCGAGCCTTGCACAGGAGATTATCGAACGATATGAGCGTATGTACAAGGGTGTGTTTTATGATCGGTTCATATCAGGGCTGTGGGTGCTGGCATCCGGTATCATCTTCCGATACTTTGCCGATGATGATTCGCCGTATCTGTTTGAGGATGCGGATATCTTTGACGATAAAGGAAAACTGAAGGTTCCGTTCTTCAAGATTGTAATGGGTATCGACTTCGGCGGTAACGGCTCTATGACAACATACAACCTTACCGGCTATCAGAACAGGTATCATGATTTCAAGGCACTGGAAGAGGATGGGTTACCGTTGTCAGAAGATATTGACAGCAAAAAAATCTGCGACAAGTTTGTGGAGTTCTACCGTATGTGTATTCAAAAGTATGGCAGGGTGGACTGGGTGTTCCCGGACAGCGCCAGCCCTACCATGATCAACAGTCTGCGGAGTGCGGCCAAGGAGGCGAGGCTGCCGTACCAGAACATCAAGGGGTGCCGTAAAAATGAGATATCAGAGCGTCCCAAGACGGTGGATATGTTGTTTAACAGTGGACGGCTCAAAATCAATAAGCGTTGCGTACAGACCAGAAAGGCGATTGCTTCCCTGCGGTGGGACGAGGATCACCCGGACCAGCCGGAGGACAAGAACATAGGAAATGTCAACGACAGGTGGGACAGCTTCTGCTATACGTGGTTGGATTTCGTGGAGTATATAGATCTAAAAAGATAAGGAGAAGAAAATGGAAGGATGCGTAAAGGATTTTTTACAGAAAAAGGGATACACAGTCAATGATAATGCTCTGAGCAAGATTCAGGTATGCGATGACTGGTACAGCAACAGGATTATAGAGGACTTTCATAAACGGAAAACGCTGAATGGGATCCAATACGAACTGAGCCGGTTGAATTTTGGAAAGCGGTGCTGTTCGGACGATGCAAACCTGTGTGAAGTATTAGAGATCAATGCCGGGGACGGTGAACAGGCTGACTATGTTGCAGCAGTGCTTGACGGCAGTAAATTTAATACCCAGTACCGCAAGCAGTTGGAAAAGACCTCAGCGGACGGGACAACGGCCTGCTACATCCGTCTGGACAATGCAACCTTTATGGATGATGGTTCCGTGCAGGGCGGCGAGATCAAACTGAATTATGTGGAGGCGGATGCATTTCTGCCGCTGACTGTGGAAGATGATATTGTGATCGAGGCTGCTTTCTCGGGGAGTGCTTTGTCCAAGGGAAAGAAGCAGACCACGCTGGTACTGTTTACCATTGGCGAGGATGGCAATTACATTGCAGAGACACATGTGTTTGACGATAAAGGTACTGAGATAACAGATAGGAAAACCGTTGTACAACTAGGTGATGTGAAGCCCTTTGCGGTGATGCGGAATGCGGAGGTTAATAATCTGGATGATATGGAAGGCTATGGGTTGCCGAAGTTGTGGGATGCAATCCCGGCGCTGAAAGTTGTGGATCTGTGTTATAACGTTCTTTTTTCTGATTTGGATAAGTCAGAAAAGATCATTCTAATTAGTGAATTGCTATGTGAGTTCGATGAGAATGGTAAGCCGAAGCTGACCACGGAGCAAAAGAAGTTGTTCGTATTTACTGGCGAGAAACTACCGGAAGAAAAAGGCATGATCCAGGAGTATAATCCAGAGATCCGTGTGGAGCAGATCACCAAGGCGTTTGAACTGGCATTGTCCCTGTTATCTATGTCCTTCGGCTATGGCACAAAGAAATATAGTTTCGAAAACGGGCAGATTACCACAGCAACCGAGTATGTGGGAGAGCGTCAGGATCAGATGCAGGAACTTAACCGACAGCGGCAGGAAGCCGTCCGATACATACAGGATATCTGCCGGGCGGTGATGTGGTTCGCAAATACCTTCCACGGCAAGTCATTCAACCTGGAGCAGGAAGTCCTGGTGGACTTTGATGATAGTTATATCACTGATCGGGAGGCAGAACTGGAACGCAAACGTAATGATGCGCTCTCTTTCGACATTCCGAAGCTCACGGTTTGGTATCTGATGGACGCATACAGTCTCACGGAAGAGGAGGCACAGAAATTGGTAGATGAAAAGCTGCAGATTGATGATAATTTGGATGGAGAGGATGAAGACTAATGTTGTCAGAGGAGCAGTTGGAGATCATAGAAGAAGCCCTTGTACCGCTGTTCCAATATCTGGAGCATGAGGTCATCGTGGATATTGCCCGCAGGATACAGAAGACCATGACATATACCAGGACTGCGGAGCTGCAGGCGCACTCCATGAGTGAACTGGGGTATAGTCCGGCGAGAATCCGCAAAGAAGCGATGAAGCTACTGACGTCAGACCCGGAGTACCGGAAAGCGGTGGCTAAAAACACCCTGGAATATAAGCGGGAGATCCGTGATATTATCAATAACATTACCAAGGAGGCATACAAGGCAAATGATGAGATCGTAGCTGGTGCCGGGAATATGGCATGGATTGATGATCTGTCCGTGTGGAAACAGAATGCGAAGGAGTTGACGGATAACTCTTTTTTGCCGAGACTTGTGGAAATGTTTTCGGAGCAGACGGCCGGAGCCCTTAAAAATATGACGCAGACTACCGGCTTTAAGACCATGAACGGATATGAGGCGGTGGAGAATACGTATCAGCGGGAACTGGATAAGGCTATTATAAAAGTATGCTCCGGCACATTCAGTCGGGACAAGGTGATACAGGATACCGTACATAATCTTGCACAGAGCGGTCTGCGGTCCATTGATTTTGCTTCGGGGTACTCTATGCAGCTGGATACTGCCACGAGAATGGCGGTTAGAACCGGATGCCACCAGATGGCCGGTAAGGTGTTGGATAATAATATTATGGTATCCGGCGAGAATCTGGTATACGTCTCCAAGCACTGGGGAGCCCGTAACACGGGAATTGGTCATGCCAATCATGAGCAGTGGCAGGGCCATGTGTATTTTGTGAAAGAAGGGCAGGACTACCGGACGGAAGCAAAACGCATTGGCCAGGACTATATAACAGATCTATGGAGAGCCACAGGCTACAGCGTGGATGGTGCGCATGAAAATGATCCGCTTGGCCTGTATGGGTATAACTGCAGACATAATCATCATCCGTGGTTCGAGGGAGTGTCCAGCTATCCGAAGGAGAGTCCGGAGCCGTCCCCTGTTATTATCAATGGCAAGGAATATGACTATTATGCTGTTACGCAGAAAATGCGGGCGCTGGAAAGAAATATCCGGGCACTGAAACGGGAAAAGGAAGCACTCAAAGCCCTTGGAATGGATACACAAGAGATCAATGTGAAAATCAGCAGGAAGCGTAGAGAGTACAAGGAGTTCTGTCAGTCTGCTGGAGTGAATGAGAAGCCTGCACGGTTGCGGTATGAATGTGGCACATCGGATTTGAAAAAGACACAGGCGTGGAAAAAATACCATGATACCTCTTTTGAGAATGACCTAAAGGCAAAGACATTAGGTGCATCTGACGCTGTAGGGGATGGCAGTGAACCGGTATATATCGGACAGATCGATATTTCTAAGGCGGAAGATGCAATAGAGTACTATGGCAACCAGATAAGGGACAGTGAAATAGAGAAACTGATTGTCATTGATAAAGAGGGCAGGCTGTATTACAATGAGGGTGTAGAAGATGCAGTCAGCGTAGGAAACTTGGATCTGTCAGAGTGCATAGTACTGCATAACCATCCGAAAACAAATGGAATAATGTCGTTTGGTGAAGATGATTTTAATCTTATGAGGTATTTCCAGTCAGCATCATACAGGCTGGTAAATGAAAAATATGACTATAGAGTTGAAATTATTAAACCGATAGATATGGTAACTTATAATCAGGCATGGAGATGGGCCATTGAAGATATGATGGACGAAGGGAATACCGGAGAACTTCAACACCGAATCATGCAGAGCTTAGCAAATAGAGGATACATAGTGTATGAGCAAAAGAGTATTGTCAGAAAGCCAAAAGGCTAGGATAGATGAGATTACCAATCAATGGGAAAAAGAACGTGAAGAGGAGGAGAAGAAGATTTCCCCTTCGACAACTCACACTTTTGATGGAGAAAGAACCCGTATAAATATCAGGTTGGAAAAAAAATATATGCCGCTAATACAAGCTATCATGGAAGAAGGATAAGCTGGAGTAAAAAAGATTACATATTTTTATTGAAACAAACATAAGTTTGTTTTATAATAACACTGTGAGACACGCCAACCTACAGAAAGTTGGTAATATATGAGTTCTAAATGGTGTAAGTGCCCGAAATGTGGCAACCCGCATTTACTTAAGGTATTGCCGAGCACGAAGATTTCAAATTTTCCGGCGTACTGCAAGAAATGCAAAAATGAAATAGTAATCAACGTAGAGCCTAGAGCCGATGTGATCAATTCCAAGTAATTGATCTGCGGCTCTTTTTTTATTGCTCTACAGTGGCGGAATAGAGCAGAGGCAGCTCACCGGGTTCATGCCCCGGAGGTCGCAGGTTCGATCCCTGCTTCCGCAATTTCCCATATCGCAGAAAGTGCGATTCAAAAAAATATTTTAGGAGGATAATATGAAGAACATTTTTGAAATCATGAAAGAGTATGGTCTGGAAGTGCCGGAGGACAAGAAAAAGGAATTTGAAAAGACCGTACTGGAGAATTACAAGACCATGACTGACTATGACAATCAGGCCAAGAAGCTGGACGCAGCCAATGAGACTATCAAGGCTAATGATACCGCCATGAAAGACTTACAGGATAAGTTAGACGGATTTAAGGATGTAGATGTGTCTGGCCTGAATCAGAGAATCAATGATCTGGAAACAGAAAAAGCTAATATCCAGAAGGATTATGATGCTAAGATTGCAGATCGCGATTTTAATGATCTTGTGAAAGAAAACATTGCTGCGGCCAATGGCAAGAATGCCAAGGCTATTATGGCGCTGTTGGATGTGGAAACACTGAAAGCATCTAAAAACCAGAAAGAGGATATCGCAGCAGCACTGAAAGCCTTAACAGAAGCAGAAGATAGTAAAATGCTCTTCGGCGCACCGGAGCCTAATCCGGTAGGAACAGGAAATCTGATCGGACAGGTGAGAACCGGAGGTGGATCGAATGCAGATGATGCTGCAATGAGAGCCGCTATGGGATTGCCCCCTGCATCGGAGACAAAATAAGAAGGGAGAATTAAATGTCTAACACAATTATTTTAGCAAAAAATTTCGCACCTCTGCTTGATGAGGTGTATCAGAGAGAATCCGTTACCAGAGATCTGACGGGAGATCCCACAATGGCAATGGCCGGAGCAAATGCAAAGGAAATCGTATATCCCCAGATTGCAGTAACCGGTCTGGGAGAGTATGACCGTAATAGTGGTTACACGGAAGGCACTGTAGATTTCAAGTGGGTATCCACTGAATATAACTATGATCGTGGTGCCAAGTTGTCTGTAGATGCTATGGATAATCAGGAAACCTATAAACTGGCATTTGGCATGGCAGGTGCGGAACTTATGCGTACCAAAGTAGCACCGGAAGCGGATGCATTTACATTTGCTACTCTGGCCGGAATTGAAGGTATTTCTAAAGGTGAGGCAAAGAAAATTGTCACAGCAGAGGAGTTCCTTGCAGAATTGCTGGAGGCTAAGAATACGATGGATAATGACGAGGTACCGGAAGAGGGCAGAATCCTGTATGCAACAGCCAATCTGCTCAATGCATTGGTAATGATGGATACTTATAAGTCCAAGGAGATTTTGGCGGGATTCACTATCAAGAAACCCGTACCTCAGGGCAGATTTTATACATCTATTGATCTGCTGGACGGTAAGTCTGCAGGAGAGGAAGCAGGACATTATCGAAAGGGTACTGCAAAGTATGAAAAGACTAAGGACATTACACCGGTAACCAGTAAGACATATTACACGGAGAGCGGTGGAGTTTATTCTCCCGTTGCTGGTTCCAGTGCATCCGCTGGGGCTATGTCCTCTTACTATGAGATGGTGCAGGAAGCTGCAAAATCCATTAACTTTATGATCATTCACAAGCCCGCAATCATCAAACATGACAAGCATGTGGTATCTAATGTGATTCCTGCATCTGCAAACCCGGATGCTGATGCTGATATCATCAAGTATCGTAAGTATGGTATTGTGGATGTCTACAAGAATAAGGTGGCTGGTATCTACTTAAGCCACCAGGCGTAGGAGGTAGTATATGAGGACAGTAGGTATGGGAGCAATTCCCAAAGATGCAGCACTGAAACAGGAGATCGCAGATCTGAAAGCCGAGAATGCAGCACTGACACAGGAGATTGAAGATCTGAAATCCAAGAAGGTCCCCAAAAAGACCAAGGCAGAAGATCAGGATCCCGTAGAAGAGTAGAAAAGGAGGGAGCAGTATGTCTTACATAACGTGGGAGTATTACAGCTCCCTTTATTCTAATATTTCTGACCAGGAAGAATTTGATAAGATTTCAAAAAGGGCAGAGATTAAGTTTAATTCCATCACCCATATGAGGGCAAAGCGGTTTGAGGATGCTTATAACGAGGACACAGCAACAGACTTCCAGCAGCAGGTCCATATGCAGATTCAGGATACCTTCTGCCAGCTGCTCAATACTATCGCAGCGCAGGATGCCTCCGGAATGGGTACCGGTATAGCATCCGTCAGTAATGACGGGTATTCGGAATCCTATAAGGTCACAACAGCGCAGGAGAAGGAAGAGCAGCTTACCTCTGTGATACGTTCCGGCCTGTCCGGTACGGGATTGGCAGGTGCATTATGAGTGTACTATTTACGGATATTATGACAGTTTACAACTACCATAGGGATCCCGAGACAGATAAGGAGACGTGGATCAGATCCATTGTCCGGGGAGTCCAGTGGAGCCATAACAAAACGGCGCTTACAACGGTCAATGGCGTGCAGACGGAAACGAAGGTTGAGAGCATCACGGTAGATTTCCAGAGGGGTTATGGCAATAAGCCGTACCTGGAGCCACAGGAATATCGAAAACTCCCTGCGGAGGAGGCCGCCAAGTATTGGACACTGGATGCCAAGAGTGGACAGAATAAGCTGGTGCTGGGCGAAAGCGACCGGGAGATTGCGGATGGCTATAGTCTGTCAGATCTGGCGGAGGATAACCAGTATGTAGTTACTGTCACAGCGGTATCGGATAATCGTAACCGCCCTCGGCTTAAGACAATTAAGGTGGTAGGCAATGAGTAAAGGAAGAATGGATTATGTATGTAACTTTAGTGCAGCGAGCCTTATCAAGGAACTGGGACTGGAGCCGGGAGGCAGGGTGCAGAAAGCCGTGGATGAGGAATTTTTACGTGGTGTGCAGCCTTATGTCCCGATGGACACGGGAGCATTGATTGACAGCGGGCTTACTCATACCGTTGTTGGATCTGGTGAAATAGTTTATGACTGCGATGATAAAGCGAGACGGCTTTACTACGGAGAGAAAGACTGGAATTGGTCAAACGGTGGAGAACAAGCAGGTGGTCTCCGAGGGCATCAATGGGCGGAACGATATGAGCAGGCAGGCGGTGCAGAAAACATGATTAAGGCAGCCAAGGAGGCTATGAAGTGACTGTAAGTGGAAGAATTATTGAGTGGTTAAAAAAGTTTGACCCGAAGGAAATGAAGCATATTGATACTGATCTAATGCGTGGCACGGTGGATTATGTGCTGGTCAAGGAGCCTACGGTCAATGTGAAGCGATTCATCAGCGGTGCGGAAATCCATAAGGAATATTATAAGATTCGGGCAAGGATGGATACGCAGACCAATACTGATTGTGTGGAAAATGGAGTATGGCTGGAAGCGCTGACAGACTGGATCGACAGGAAGAACCGGGAGAAGGTTTTCCCTGCGCTGGATGGCGTGACCGTTCAGAAGATTGGAGTTTCCAGTCCGTTTTACATGGGTAAGAATGAACAGGACAAAGCTTTGTATCAGATGACAATTTTCATTGAGTATTTTAAGAAGGGAGAATAATCGTGAGAGAAGATTTAAGACATTACATTGACACAAGTATGGATGTGGAACCTGCTAAGTATGAACTGCTTGGAGATGGTGTGGAGTCTCTGACCGAGGAGATGAATCCTGAAGAGGAGACCAAGCACTACATTCATCAGGCGAGTGCATCCAATAAGGTGAAATCCTATCAGAGATCCTTTGACGTGGACAAGGAGGACTGTGTGGAGGATGAGGTACAGGTATTTATCGATCGTCTGGTGGATACCTTGCCCGTGGGAGCCAAGGCCAAGACCTCTTTCGTGCGGTTTCGGCTGAAGGATGAGGTGGAGAAAACACCCGGTACCTATAAGGCAATCAAGGTACCCTGTACCGTATCTGTAACATCCAGTGGTGGAGACGGTGGCGATTATGTACATAATGTGATCAACGTCAAGCAGTGCGGGGATGACATTCACGGTACCTTTGCAGTGGCAACCAAGACCTTCACGGTCGGCGAATAAATAGGAGGAAGCACATGGAGAAACTGAAAAATATTGCAGCAGGAACAGAAGTGCAGGTAAACGATCAAGGAGATACCATTATCTGTAATTTTGGCAGCCAGGAGTTCTATGCAGGATTTACGGATCTTGTAGAGCATCTGGAAAAGATCCAGCACTATGTATCCGGTGGTGAGTTTAAGGAAAAAACCGAAAGAGAACAGTTGCAGATCATGATCGACAAGACACACGGCATTATGCATGACATTGATGAAGTGTTCGGTGCTGAAACCTGTAAGAAGGTATTTGGAGACATTACGCCTAATCCTTTTATGATTGCCGATTTCTTCGACCAGATCGGTCCCATTGCTGAGAAATATGCAAACGGACGAACCAAGGAATTGTATGAAAAATACAATCGCAGCAGGAAGGGAAACAATTCTCAGATCCCGTACAATGGAAAAAGGCATGGTGGAAAGGGATACAGACGATGAGGTGAGTGTATGTATAATATACTGCTTGACCCATTACCGAAAGACTGGAATGGATATCCGATAGATACGGATTTTCAAACCGGTATTATGATATCCCAGTGCCTTACGGATGATTCTTTATCTGACTTGGAAAAGTTTTACGTAGCGGCATGGCTGCTCTTCCCAACAGATTCCCGACCGGATAATGCGGGCATTGGAAAAGCCATAAACTGGTATATGACAGATTTTCTTCACGACAATTATCCCGAAAAGAAGAGGAATGACGTTGTCATGGATTGGGATATTGATCAGTGGAGAATCTATGCGGCTTTTTGGGCGCAATATCATATTGATCTCAACAGAACCAGAATGCACTGGTTTCAGTTTATGGGTCTGCTGACCAATTTGGAAGAATGTGCATTTACCCGTGTTATTGACATCCGGCAGAAAGAGATCACCAGCAAAATGTCACCGGAAGAGAAAAAGGTTTATAGAAATGCCAAGAAAATATATGAAATCAAGCCACCCAAGGATGAAAGTATTACTCCTGAGGAGCAGGCAAGAATTAACGATTTCATGAAATATGCAAATATAAATAAAAAGAAAAAGTAGAGCCTATGAGCCAGTTATACCATTAGGGTGTAATTGGCTCTTCTTATTTTAGGAGGTGAGACTGTGGCAGATCATGAAGTCCGAATAAGTACCAGAATTGATACATCTCAGATGCAGCGGCTGCAACTGCAGATAGATAAGGCTACTGATAAGGTAGAAAATCTGAGAAAAAAAGCGCGGGAGGTAGGAGAACAGAAAATCCCATCAGAAGAGTATCAAAAACTGGAAGCGGAATTAAAGACAGCACAAGAAGCACTGGAAAAGCTTGTAGCTGAAGAAGATAATTTCGTGGCGGCTGGGCTTAATATGGGATCCCCTTGGGAGAGCCTGATTCAGAAGGAAGCGGATGCTGGGCTAAAAATAGATGAACTAAAAGAAAAAATGCAGAAGCTTGTGGAAGATGGAAGGGCATTTACTTCCGGAATGGACACTGAACAATATCAGAATCTATCTCAGGATTTAGCCTATGCAGAGAGAAATCTGAGCGCCCTGAATACGAGACAGGCCGAACTGATGCAGAAGCAGGGATATACGGCGGAAGGATTTGAAAAAGCTGGAAAAAGTGCTCAGAAGGCATTTTCAACAGCCAGTAACGGAGTAAAAAAAACAAATGGACTGATTGGGACGCTACTGCAGCGGCTAAAGGGAATCGCCTTAAGCTTATTGGTGTTTAACTGGATCACTAAGGGATTTAACACAATGGTCTCGGCGATGAAAGAGGGCTTTCAGAATCTTGCCAGGTATTCCAAGGATTACAATGCACAGATGTCTGCTCTAAAGAGCAGCTGTGCACAGTTTAAAAACAGCCTGGCAGCAGCGTTCGAGCCCATTGTCAATATGGCTATCCCGTATCTGGTAAAGCTTATTAATTGGTTGATCAAGGCGGCAGATGCCGTGGCTCAATTTATGGCAATCCTGCAGGGGAAAAGCACTTACACTCGTGCGAGAAAACAGACCATAGATTATGCAAAGTCATTGGATACTGCCAGCAAGTCTGCAAAGAAGGCACTTGCAGCATTTGATGAACTGAATGTGCTGAACGATCAGGGTGGAGTCACTGCAGGTGGTGGAGAACTGACTGGCAAGGATGCTTTCGAAGAAGCCAAAGTTGATCCCAAAATGGTGGAAATGCTGGAGAAAGCAAAGAAATTATTGGAACTTATAAAACCGTTAGTAATTGCTATAGGAATTGCATTACTGGCGTGGAAAATAGCTGGACTTTTAAAAGATCTTGAAGGACTTGGACCGTATCTTGTTAAGGCTATAGGACTGGTAATGCTAATCGCCGGAGCTGCACTGATGGTATATAACTACATCAAAATGTGGAAAAACGGTGTGGACTGGGATGGTATTGTTGGATATGTCGCAGGACTGGCACTGGCTGTAACCGGGTTATTGATCCTGTTCGGGCCGGTAGCCGCAGGAATCGGGTTGATTGTCGGCGGAGTGGCAGGGCTGATCCTTGCACTGAAAGATATTACGGAAAACGGTGTAAATGCCAAAAATATGACATTACTGCTGATTTCTGTCGGTGCAATATTAGCAGGGGTATTCCTTACTCTTGGTGGAGCGGCAACCGTGGTCGTAGGTGCAGTGATGGCAGTAATAGCAGCTATAGCCGGTGTGGTTGCGTGGGCAGGCAATGGCGAGGAAGCACTTGACACACTGAAGGATATGCTAGGTAAACTGGGAACCTTTGTAAAAAGCGTATTTGCAGGAGACTGGAAAGGTGCGTTTGACGCAATCGTAGGATTTGCAAAGGATGCTACAAATATGGGGAATATTATTGCAGAATCATTTGCAAACGGCTTTATTAAGGCGATAAATGCCATTATTGATACTATCAATTCCATTAGTATAGATATACCTGATTGGGTTCCGGTATTTGGCGGGAAAAAATGGGATGGTCCCAATATTCCGAATTGGAATGCACATGTGTCACTCCCTCGACTTGCAAATGGTGCGGTAATACAAGGCGGTCAGCCATTCTTGGCATGGCTCGGAGATCAGCCCAGAGGTCAAACTAATATCGAGACACCTCTGGCTACAATGGTTGAAGCCTTTAAGCAGGCACAAAGGGAAAACGGTGGCGGCAATTATACGTTTGTTGCCAAACTGGACGGCCGGGAGATCTTCCGCGAGACCGTACGTCAGGACCGGATATACCAGAATACACATGGACAGAGTGCATTTATTTAGGAAGGAGGGAGAACAATGCAGAAATTTGGAGGATGGTTAATTAAGTTTGGGGACGTTGTTCTCCCCAACTCCTTCTTATTGGCGGATGGTTGGGAAAGTACTCCGAATCAGCGTGTGGAGATAGATGCCTACAGAGATGCCAATATTCTGCTGCACCGGGAGACATCACCAAATTTTAAAACGAAACTGACTCTGAATATTAGAGAGATGAATCTGGAAGAGAGAAGAGCGTGGAACAATATCATTGGGCTTGCGGAGCTTCCTCAGACGGAGAAGAATCAGAGAAGAGTCAGGTGTACCTATTGGAATGATGAGACACTGGAGTATTCTGCCGGGATCTTTTATATGTCAGACACGACTTACAGCATCCATACGTTGTCCGAGCAGGAGCGTGACATAGACTACAACGATTTTAAGGTTACGTTGGTGGAGTATTAAGCATGAACAAGAGTATACGGCAGATGTTCTACGATGACTCTGTCGATAAACAGTTAATAATTACATATCAGGGATCCGGTACTACTCTGGACAATGCGGAGTTCCAACTAGAGACGATGACCGTGACAGAGTCAATCTGCGATGAACAGGAACTACGGTTTGGATGCTGCGTGGCCTCTTCCTTTGAAATCACTGTGTTAGACACTGTGGAATCGTTCAAAGGAAATACCATGAATGTGTCAGTACGGTTGGATGGTGCTCTGAAAGATTATCAGATTGGGAAGTACAAGGTATATTCGGACAAGCCTACTGCGGATCGCCGGTACCGGCAGATAACCGCATATGATGCTCTTTATGACATTCTTAATGCTGAGACCTCTAAATGGTACAACAGCCTTGCTTTTCCCATGACACTTCGCCAGTTCCGCGATAGCTTCTGTGCTTACTTTGGCGTTGAACAGGAAGAAATTACTCTGATCAATGATGGTATGAACGTAGAGAAGACTATAGATCCGCAGGAACTGTCCGGAAAGACCGTAATAGAATCCATCTGCGAGATTAACGGATGTTTTGGGCACATCGGTAGAAATGGAAAACTGCAGTATGTGGTGCTGGAACAGATGATCGATGGTCTGTACCCCGCAGATGATCTGTATCCGGCAGATGACCTTTACCCTGCGGATCCGGTGGGGACATCAGAAGTATCCAAGAGCATGTATCTATCCTGTCAGTATGAGGACTTTATCTGCCAGCATATTGATAAGTTGCAGATCCGGCAGGAAGAGAACGACATCGGTGCTATCTCCGGTGCCGGGAATAACTGTTATATCATTGAGGATAACTTTTTGGTGTATGGAAAATCAGCTGCAGACCTACAGACCATTGCCGACAACGTACTCAGTGTAATCGGAGTAGTGTGGTACCGGCCGGCGCAGGTGGAAGCCCGTGGCAATCCTTGCCTGGAGGTGGGGGATGGTATATTACTGCACACGACCCGGGAGACTATCTATACATACATACTGCAGCGTACGTTGAAAGGTATACAGGCTCTAAAGGACAGTTATACTGCGGAGGGCGAGGAATACCGAACCGGACAGGTCAATGGATTGGCAAAATCCATTATCCAGCTGAAGGGGAAGACAAATTTACTGACCAGAACGGTGGAAGAGACAAAGCTGGAAATGACAGACATGAATAATAATCTGTCTGCCAAGATCAGCATCAATGCACAGCAGATTCTTACCAAGGTATCTAAAGACAATATTGTATCAGAAATCAATCAAACAGCGGAAAGCATCAAAATCAAGGCAGAGAGGATAGATCTGGTCGGTATCGTAAATGCAGATGAGATGGTAGTCAAGTATGCGACTATCGATACCCTGAATGTGACAAAACTGGAACTGAACAACCTGATTGCCACCAAGGCAACCATTGACTCTCTGAATGCCGTCAGTGGCCGCGTGGGGAACTTGGAAGCAGATCATGTGACAGTCTCTGATCTGAATGGTGTAAGCGCTCGTTTGGGAACGGTAGAAGCCAACTATATCAGCGCCGGAACCGTAAAGGCTAATTACATGGAAGTAGCCAACTGGACATCCTCCGGTGTAATTAAAGCGGACAGAATCAGCGCTGCGACTATCGTAAATAAGCTATCAAGCGTTGATCTGGTCAGCGTAAGAGCAATGGGTGTCAGCGGGTACATGAATTATAAAGGTACAGTAGTTGCGTGGAGAACAAAAACCATTAGTGGGACTGTTATAACTTATTTGGGACCGGAGGATTAAGAGATATGAGCAATTTAGAAATCAAGGAATTTAGTCAGGCAATCGCAAATTTTGTAGAAGCATCTCCGTTGCCGGAGGAAGTTAAGCGCATGGCATTGCAGGAGAATTTGGCACGACAGGAACAGAAAGCCAGGGATGCATTGATGGCAGAGATTGCGGCCAGGGATGCTGCCGAGGTTGCAAAACAGGAGGTGAAGCAGGATGCAGAGAGCGTATGACTGGGAAGAGGATTACTGGGAGAATAAACCATCTATCAAAACAGCATTAAATAAGACCAACATGGACAAGCTAAGTAATGCGACTCGCATTATTGACGAGCGTGTGATTACACTGGATCTGACTAAGCTGTCAACTACAGAGGCTAATGGGATGATCACGGGTATTACTCTTAATCAGGATACCGGAGATATTACGATTACGTATTATTCTGGTGCAAGTAGTGTTTTGCATACTCTGATGGCTCAGATTGCCATTAACTTCGGATACGATCCAGTTACTGAGCGGCTTATCATTTACTTAAAGGACGGAAGCGAACAGTACATAGATCTGTCTGCACTTATTACGCAGTTTGAATTTCTTGATTCGGACACCGTTTACTGGTCCATTGGAGATGATGGAAAAGTAAAGGCAGACATCAAGAACGGAAGCATTACTGCAGATAAACTGCAGCCGAACTATCTTGCAGACATCACAGTGCAGGCAGAAACAGCAACACAGCAGGCATCTGCGGCAGCATCATCTGCAGCACAGGCCAAGATAGATGCGGATCGAGCAGAATCGTATGCAAAAATCACTGAACCTAAGTTCTATCTGGATGAAACCACGATGAACCTTTATATGAAGGATGGCGCAGGAGTGGATTTTGTAGTAGTTGATAATGTTTTATATTGGAAGGTAGCATAAGGAGGACAATGACATGGCAGCACCGGAAGGTTACAATGCTCTCGGAAAAATCGGAATATCTTACAAAGGAGATTACGACTCCAATACCACATATGAGCGACTGGACGCGGTTGAACATAACGGCAGTACATATCTGGCCATCAAAGATGCTCCGGACGGAGCACCGAGGGATGATAAGCTCAATTGGATCTATTTGGCTAAGGGATTTAGTGGTGACATCGGAGATTCAGAGATCACGTTTACTGAGGCGGAGAACCGCGAGAACATTAATACGGGCGAGAGCGTAAAGACGGTCTTTGGCAAGATTAAAAAGTTTTTTGCGGACTTGACCGCACCGGCTTTTGCGCAGATGATCACATCCAAGGATGATCTGCTGGCTACCAAGGTGACCGGATATGTGCCGGATGCCAAGGCAGTAGCGGATACATATACTGAGTTAAATGGCAAGTTAAGTGGTTTGAAATTTGCATCAATATCAACATCTGTTACTCTGCTA